CTGATGGCATGGAAACACAAAACAAAGCAGACGATAATCAAGCAAATAAAGGAACGGTCGCTTTTCAAATCGGTTCCGGAGACGTATACAATCCAAAATGTATTGGGCTTTTTACAGACCATCTTTGAAACCCGAACAGAAGCCAAATATTTTCTCACAGTTATTGGCGACTGTGTTTTAAAAAAGAATACAAATACCAGTCAATCGATGTATTTTATAAATGCGAATATCAAGAAACTTGTGCTGCTCATTGATTCCATCGCATATGTTACGACTGGCAACTCAATCATGAATAATTTTATTTCCAAGTATCACGAGAGTCACAATATAACCAATTACAGACTGATTAAGACCAACGAGAACACATTATCGCATGATTTAATCAAGGATGCTTTGAATAAAATAGGCATCGATTTGCTTTGTATTGCCGCGCATTATTCCGAGAGGTATACAAATTCCGACAATTATCTCTTAACCAAGGCAGACGAACAAGTTAAAAATTATTCGCAGTTTTTTTGTCAGAATACGACAGACAAGATAGTGGATAATTTCATAAAACAGTGTATAAGCGTAAAGCAAACAGAACCCAATCAAACAAACAATCAAATAACAAGTCAAATAACTAATAAATTATCATGGAAGAACATGCATTACATATGGAAGCTTTATTTGTCCAGTATTAATATTCCAAATATGCTGTATACTAACAATTTGAAAGACATTCTTAAAACCAAGTTACCATTTACCGAGAACAGTGATGAAGATATTGCGAATAAGGACCCAGTGTTCCTGAATGTCACTAGTAAATTCTTGCCATCAGTAAGCAGTTTCTTAACCTTTTGGTCGAAGCATATTACAATTTTAAATTTGAATTTAAATGAAAGTGTTTCTATAATAGACGACGAATATGAAATCGACGAAATCGCATCATTATACAAGATTTCGGATTACAAAAGTGTCTCCATTTCAGACAAGGATATCATAAAAATGATAACCCATTATTTTTCGCCGAATGTGGAGGTCATTGACAACAAATATATCACAAATATATCGTGTAATTTATGGTCGAAGCACGACGATGTTACAAAGTTTTTGGAGACATATAAGGGGAATGTAAATAATATCAAGAAGAAGAATGACTTAATATCATTTGACGAATTGTATAAAGGCTACAAGTCGTTTTGTCAGGCGAAACAATTAGTCGATAAGGATAAACGTGTTATGCCAATTGTAAGTAAACAATTCTTTGAAAAATTTGTTTGTCAGGAGCTAAATGATTATATAAAATATGAGAAGTTTGTTAGTTCAGAGTGGAATAACCAGTGAATTTAAGCCAACAAAGCACGCTCTTCAACATTAGAAGGGCTTAAGGCATACATTTTACTAGTAGTTCCGCCTCGCATCTTATGTCTACGTCTTCTGCCACCAGCTTGTTTATGAGAATCAGCAGAAGGAGAAGCAGCAGGAGAAGCAGGGCCAACATGAGCAGGATCAGCGAGTGTTTCAGGGTCAAAGTTGCTACCATAAGGAGCACCGCCATTCATTATGGGGTCACCGCCTCTACCCGCGCGTGTTTGAACATCAATAGAAGAATGTTTGTAGTCAGACGCAGACGAAATATTATGTGTCATACCTCCTCTCATTTTCTTACCATGTCCACGTTTCTTAGACCCAGTCTTAATAAAACCAAAATGCCCCTTCTTGGTTTTAAAACCTGCCTTAACAAGACGGTTATCCTTTTTAGCGGAAAAGTGCTTCTTTCTAGAGACAATGCGTCCCGACTTGTTCTTCATTAGATGAGACTTTGTAAGACCGCCAGATGTTTTTTTGGCACTGCCGTGCCACACTTCAGCGCGAGAACCAATGATTGAATTAAAGGCCATTATAAAATATATTAAGAAAATATTATATTTTATTGGTGTTTTATTAAATAAAGAAACGCAAAAAGGTAAAACAAGGAAAAAAGTTTAAAACTTGTTTCTTAATGGTCTAGGACTTCCTCCTGGTTGCCCTTCAATTCCTCCTAAATATGTATTAAATGTTCTAGCATTCACACCGATTCCTAAACCTACTCCAATGTTTCCAAATGTAGTTCGACCTCCTAAACGTTGTCTTGACAATTGCGAAACACGATAACTCTGTGGCTGTGTAGGGTCATTGTAACCTGTTTTAATTTGATTGACCTTTTCCTGAATACATTCGCAATTTTCGTAAAAATTACAAGAGTTGAAAAACGGTTCTTCAATAGACAATGAATTAGGTTCATAATTTAGTTCAGTATTATCATAAGTATTCGAAGGAACAAATAAATAGATAATGACTAAACCTGACCCTCCATTTCCGCCAGAATAATTTACAAAATCGGTCATACCTCCACCGCCACCCCCGCCGCCATAATTGCTAGTTGCCGATGCTCCATTGTTCATGTTACCACCATTCCCAGCATAAATATTGCCTCCTGAACCATTAGCTACAGGAGCATTATAGTCATTGCCAGCACCCCCGCCACCACCAGCACCATACGTTGACACACTCATTTGATTATTTACAGCACCATTTTGACCCCGCAGTTGAAAATAGCCGCCTCCACCGCCTCCGCCATTTACACCACTTGTTGCTGGAATATTTGGCGTTTGTGAGCCATTTCCTCCTAAACCACCGGAACCACTATTGCCTCCATTTCCACCATTCGCATTAATTCCTCGTCCTCCCCCTAAACCGCCTACTGCTGCTACTGTAAATAACGAAGATGTAATGATTGTTGGTTGTCCATTTTGTCCATTGCTTGTATTTGAAACGCCACCTGTTCCGCCATTTCCAACAACAATATTAATAAACTGATTATTTACAACGGTTTCAAAATCATTTATAACTTCACCACCCCCTCCGCCGCCACCGGCACCCGAACCACCGCCTGGAGTTGTTCCTGCAGAACCTCCACCCCCACCTCCGCCAACAATTATATATTCAATAATATAATCATTTGTAAACGTAATATTTCCATTGTTTTTAAATACAATTGTATACATATTTTCGGAATATGTATATGTTAAACCGCTACCGAAAAAAGGCGCTATTGGTTCAGGTTGAGGACCAGGTTGAGGACCAGGACCAGGTTGAATTATTCTCGTCTGACAATAATATAATTTACGTAATAGTCCGCTTAAGTTTCCTTTTCTTCCCGGGGTAAAATGTCGTCGTCCTGTCATTTCTTGTATTCTACTTTATAAAGTTATTTTTATAAAGTGAACAAAATATAAAAGAATAAAAATTGAAAAATATATAAACACAATATTAAAATGTATAATAGAATAATAAAATGAGCAATACTTCTTTAAAGAATACTAAATCGAATATGAATAAGACGGATGAAGAGCTTTCGAGCAAATATCAGCAAAAGACCGATAAGCAACATATATTGGATAACCCGGACACCTATATAGGTTCCGTTGAGAAAGTAGAGGCGGACTTGTGGGTCCTTAATAAGATAGAAAAAGAAAAAGAAGAAGAAAAGATTGTTGAAAGAAACATGACATACATTCCCGGTCTATTTAAGTTGTTTGATGAAGGTGTTGTAAATTGCCGAGACCATGTTATTCGTATGGATGCTGCGGTTAAAGCAGGGCAGCCAAATTCGATACCTGTCTCTTATATTGATATTTCCATTCAAGATGACGGGACAATCGTTATGATTAATGACGGAAACGGCATTGATATAGCAGAACATCCCGAATACAAGGTCTATATTCCCGAGCTGATTTTTGGACATCTAAGAACATCCACAAATTACAACAAAGATGAAAAGAAGATTGTTGGAGGCAAGAACGGTTTCGGCTTCAAATTAGTTCTTAATTGGTCTACCTATGGACAAGTCGAAACTGTTGACCATGTTCGCGGTCTCAAATATGTTCAAGAATTCAAGAATAATTTGGATGAAATTTGTAAGCCTGTAATTACTAAATGTAAGACCAAGCCATATACAAAGATTACATTCAAGCCTGATTACCAGCGTCTTGGTATTACTGGTCTCAGTCCTGACCTAATTGCCCTCCTAAAGAAGCGTGTGTATGATATTTCAGCAGTCACAGACAAGTCAATAAAGGTCAAGTATAATTCAGAGGTTATTCCGGTTAAGAACTTTCAGCAATACATTGATTTGTATATTGGCGACAAAGCAGTCGCACCTAGAGCATATGAAGACAGTGGTCCTGGTGGACGATGGGAATATGCTGTAGCCCTCACTCCAAACAATGAATTTATTCAAGTGTCGTTTGTAAATGGTATTCATACGGCAAAGGGTGGCAAACACGTGGAATACATTCTAGGACAAATAACTCGAAAGTTATGTGAATTTATCGAGAAGAAGAAGAAGGTCAAGGTAAATCCGAACAGCATCAAAGAGCAACTCATTCTGTTTATCAGATGTGACATTGAGAATCCGGCATTCGACAGTCAGACCAAAGATTTTATGAATACGCCTTCGTCTAAGTTTGGCTCAAAGTGTGACGTCAGCGATAAATTCATAGAGAAGGTCGCTAAAATGGGTGTCATGGACGCGGCGCTTCAAATCACCGAAGTGAAGGAAAACAAGGCGGCGAAGAAAACGGATGGCATCAAGTCCAAGTCGATTCGTGGTATTCCTAAGCTGACTGATGCGAATTGGGCAGGCACTGAGAAATCAAAGGAATGTGTGTTAATCTTTTGCGAGGGAGACTCGGCCAAGACGGGAGTGATATCCGGTCTATCCTCTGAAGACAGAAATACGTTTGGTGTATATCCGTTGAAGGGCAAGGTCATGAATGTCCGAGGCGAATTACAAAAGAAGGTTTCTGAAAACAAAGAAATTACTGAAATCAAGAAAATACTCGGTCTTGAAGCAGGTAAAACATACACATCAATGGAAGACGTAAACAAATCACTGCGATATAGTAAGGTCGTATTCATGACTGACCAGGATTTGGATGGTTCACATATCAAAGGCTTGTGTATTAATTTGTTTCAGAATGAGTGGTCCTCTTTGGCGCATATTCCAGGGTTTATTGGATTTATGAACACACCTATTTTGAAGGCAAAAAAGGGCCAACAAGAACTCAAGTTTTATAATGATGGTGAATACAATACCTGGAAAAACAGCGCAACTACGGATACAAAAGGATGGAATATCAAATATTACAAGGGTTTGGGTACATCTACGAAAAACGAGTTTGTTGAGTATTTTCAAGAGAAGCGTTTTGTAGGATTTGAACATACTCAGTCAAGCGATGATGCGATTGATATGGTCTTCAATAAGAAGCGTGCTGATGATCGAAAGGACTGGTTGGAAAACGTATATGATAGAGAGAGTTATGTCGACACAAGCAAACCGATGATTACCTATGAGGAGTTTATCAATAAGGAGCTAATCCATTTCTCCAAATATGATTGCGACCGCAGTATTCCAAATCTGATGGACGGACAAAAAATATCATTGAGAAAAATCTTGTATTCCGCGTTTAAGAAACGGATGTCGTCTGAAATCAAGGTAGCACAATTTTCCGGATATGTGTCTGAGCATTCGTGTTATCATCACGGGGAGGAATCACTCAATCAGGCAATTGTAGGAATGGCACAGAATTTTGTCGGTTCTAATAATATTAATTTGCTTGTTCCGTCGGGACAGTTTGGGTCGCGTATTAAGGGTGGCAAAGATGCGTCGTCTCCAAGATATATATTTACTTGTTTGGAGAAGATAACACGTTGTATATTTGTGGAACAAGATGACCATGTTCTAAAATATTTGTCGGATGATGGAACACCGGTTGAGCCGCAATTTTACGTGCCGATTATTCCGATGGTTCTAGTCAATGGCTCCAAGGGAATTGGTACTGGTTTTAGCACTGAAATTATGTGTTATAATCCGAAGGATATTATTGCGTATCTTAAGAGCAAATTATCAGACAATAATGAAAGTCTTTCAAACGAATTCATTCCATATTATGAAGGCTTCAATGGCTTTATATCCAAGGTCGGCGATACAAGGTATTTATTCAAGGGTACTTATGAGAAGCTAGGTCCTGATAAAATTCGTGTTACTGAGTTACCCATCGGATTTTGGACGGAGGATTTCAAGGAGCTTCTTGAGGAACTGGAAGAGGAACAAAAAGACAATAAAGAAAAGGATAGTAAGGATAAAGATAGTAAGGATAAAGATAAGAAAAAGACAACACCTTATGTAAAGGAATACGATGATAAAAGCAAGGATACAAATGTGGACTTCATTATTACTTTTAACAAGGGCAAGTTGGATGAGCTTGAACAGGCAAAGGGTGACTATGGATGTAACGGACTAGAGAAGGTTCTCAAGTTATACAACACCAGTAGCACAACTAATATGAACTTGTTTAATTCAGAAGACAAACTTACCAAATACACAGCAATCAGTGAAATTATCGATGATTTCTATGGTGTCAGACTTGTATATTATGGTAGAAGAAAGGCTTACCAAATCGATGTCCTAGAAAAGGATCTGGTCATATTATCGAATAAAGTCCGATACATTCAAGAAGTTCTGAGTGGCAGCATTGATTTGCGTAAGAAGAAGAAGGACGAAATCATCAAGCTGTTACAGGATAAGGGATATGATAAGATTATTGTCCAAGAACTCGTTGTAGATGAAGAATACAAATATTTGGTTAAGATGCCAATGGACGCCGTATCGGAGGAAAATGTGGATAAGCTGATGAATGAACATAAGAGGAAGCAGCAAGAATTGGTCGAAATTAAGGCGACGAGTTGCGAGAAAATGTGGTTAAGAGAATTGGTCGCATTGGAACAGGAATATGTGAATTACAGAGCGGAGCGAGATATTGCGATTAATGGTTTAACAAAAGGAAAGTCTTCTGTACTAGTTAAGAGTAAGGTAGTAAAGAAGATTGTAAAGAAGGTCCAATTGGAGGAGGCATAAATAGATTGTTTACAATTTAATTGGATTGGGTTTTGGTTTTTGGTTTTATAAAATATAATAAAATGTGTGTTATTATATTTTTTTATCATTGGTTAAAACGTAGTAAATGTCTCTTTAAAGTTTAAAAATGTATGTAAATAGTCCGATATACGATAGGAGAACACTATGAAAAATCCAGTATTTCTGATCATTCATCGACTGATTTATTGCGGAGACATTATGTTGAATGCGCTTTATATCCATATGTTGCTCCGTGGTTTTATTAGTCAAATGCTTATAATACATATGAATGTCATTTACTTCCTTTTTAATGTCTGTAATTTGTTCTTTTGATTCTGTTGTATCTTGGACGTATTTGTCATAATCAATAAAATTATCCACTGTTTTTTTTGTATTTATATTTGGTGACCAATAATTGCGCTTTACAATATATTTTATCGTGTGTCTAGCTCTTGAAAACATTGAATGATAATATAGATATTTAAATTACTTTTAAATAGTAATTTAAATAATTTGTTTTTTTTAATGTAGTAAAGGTCGCACCTTTGGTGCTTAAAACAGTCGCACCTTTGGTGCTTAAAACAGTCGCACCTTTGGTGCTTAAAACAGTCGCACCTTTGGTGCTTAAAACAGTCGCTTTATAAACAGTCGCTCCTTCGTCGCTTTATAAACAGTCGCTCCTTCGTCGCTTTATAAACAGTCGCACCTTTGGTGCTTAAAACAGTCGCACCTTTGGTGCTTAAAACAGTCGCTGCGCTTATAACAGTCGCGCCTTCGGCGCTTAAAACCACTTTGGCATCTTGTAATTGCGTTTATCAAATTGCGAATCCGACACCGGTGTTGCTAAAGGTACAACCAATGTGCTGGCATCATGTAAATATTTAATATACCCCTGTGCCTCGCCATAAACTGCCGGTACAGCATAATCTAAGACCATCTGATTTAATTGTTGAACCTGACCTTGGATATTGTAGGGCAAATTTGCCGAGTTTTGTAAAAAAATCGACCGCATAATCGTCTTCAATGTATCGCAATCTTGTTGCCCAATTTTATATTGACCATTTGACTTTTGGTATACCCCCATTCGTATGCCATTTTGTACAGCTTGAATATTTTCCTTGGAAAAGTAAGCTTCTGATAAGGGAGTTTCATCCCATTGTCCAATCGTGGCGTTCCTAAACGTCGTACATTGGTTTGCTGGTATTTTATCATACATTGAAAATAGTTGAGCAATGTCAGGAGGATTTAAAATATCAACGCGACCATTAACCTTTCCATTCGGTATACCGCTATTTCTATTTCCATTTCCATTTCCATTTCCATTTCCATTTCCATTTGCCATTTGAGTATTCATAATATATAATATTAAATATAAAAAAATATCTAATTATTTATATAATGGAATTATCTTTTCAAAAAATAATATTAGTAATCGCAGCACTTGGGCTAGTTATTATATTGGTAGTCATTGGTATGTCATTAGCTAAATCCAAGAAGACAATGGTGTGGCCGCCAATTATAGGAGCTTGTCCGGATTATTGGGTCGATTTAAAAGGGGACGGGGAATCTTGTTTAAACTCTAAAAGTTTAGGAAAGTGTAACTTACCACAAGCAGGTAATAAAAACACAATGAATTTCAATGTGTCGCCGTTTAATGCGGAGAATGGCGCTTGTTCTAAATATACTTGGGCGACACGTTGCGGTGTAACATGGGATGGTATTACATACGGTGTTGATAATCCTTGTTCTACTGATACTACAACTACTACAAGTAGTTAACCACCTTATAAATCCAATAATAAATTATATTACAAAATAAAATGTATAATATAATTTAAGACAACTACAACTAACAACAGAATCATGTTTTCCAAAAAATCAAACCAATTACTTAATAATATAAACAAATTGCCCAACGAAATAGTGTCAATTATTGAATCATATGTGCCTGAAACAAGAAAACTGTTTTGGAGCAAGGCATTATACGAAGCGAATCATAAACTGTTACTACAATATCTTTCTATTCATAATAAGAATATCGAAGAATATATCAGAAGCATTATTCGGAGAGACCATGACTTTGTATTTAGTCGTTTGTTAGTTGATAACTTTGACAGATGGTCAAATTTAAGAAATTATTTGAACAAGGATTGTATTTATATGAATTATCTTGTATTCTTAAATAGTTATTGTATTGATTTTGATTCGCAAAAATGTTTACAACTGTTGAAACCAATAATCGACAAACTTGGATTTAGTAAAAATCAACATAAAAAGAACCTAATCAAATATATTAAATGGAGGTAATCAATATAAATAATTTATTAGAAAGACAAGATGAGGTTGCTAAAATGAAAGACATACTAACAAATTTCGAAAAAACAAAGCACAATCTAACAACCAAAAAAGGTATCTATATTTATGGGGACCCAGGCACCGGTAAAACCACGTTTGTCACGAATATTTTGAAGGAACTGGACTATGATATTATTAAATATGATGCCGGAGATATACGTAATAAATCAATTATTGACACCATCACAAAGCATAATATGTCGGATAAAAATATAATGAGCATGTTTCACAAAAAAGTGAAGCGAATTGCGATTATAATGGATGAAATCGACGGGATGAATAACGGCGATAAGGGTGGAATCAACTCATTAATTAAAATTATTCGGCCGAAAAAGACCAAAAAGCAGCGGTTAGAGGATATTACTCTTAACCCAATTATCTGTATTGGAAATTATCATATGGACAAGAAAATCAAAGAGCTAATGAAGGTCTGTGATGTGATTGAACTCAAGTCGCCTTCAAAGACGCAAATGAACAATATAATAAACCAGGTGATTCCGTCCATTGACGAAGCTATAAAGCCGAATATAGTTAATTTTATCCAAGGCGATTTGCGTAAACTAACAACAATTTATGAACTTTATAAAAATAAACAGGACATATTAAATAATAATATTATTCAGAACATTTTCTTAATGAAGTCGTATAATGATGATACTCGGCAAATCACAAAGAAACTCATTAATAACAAGTATATGTTAGAAGACCATCTAACAATTATGAACGAAACAGACAGGACCATTGTAGGTCTTTTATATCACGAAAATGTGGTCGACGTTATTGGCAAATTATCGAAAGAACAGTCTATACCGTTTTATATGAAATTGTTGGATAATATGTGTTTTGCTGATTACATTGACCGTATTACATTTCAGAAACAGATTTGGCAATTCAATGAGATGAGCTCGTTAATAAAGACGTTCAATAATAACCGGCTATACCATGAAACAAATGCCCACCTTAGTAAACAGAAATTCAACCCAACAGAGGTAAGATTTACAAAGGTACTAACAAAATATTCGACTGAATACAATAATACCATATTTATTCAGAATTTGTGCCAACAATTGGGAATGGATAAGAATGATATGTATGCTTTCTTTTTAGATATCAAAAATAAATATCCAGTTGGAGACAATGAAGTTATACAATTGTTTGAGAATTATGAGATATCCAAATTAGATATTAATCGCATTTATAGATATTTGGAAAAGTATACGAAAGAAGATGCGGAAGATACTCAGGATATTGTAGTGTCGGATATTGAAGGCGATGAATAAGTATTTTATTTACACCCATGAAGATTTAAATAGCACCTTTGCGTCAAATCAACAAGATGTATTCATTTCATAATGTATAATTAATAAATATAAAAATGATTAAGCTTTATATTTATTTATAATATCTCTTATTTCCTTTTCTTTTGATAGTTTTTCTTCTTTTCACACTTTTTCTTTTTCTGCGCCCACCTATACCTATAGGAACAACCTTATTTTTTCTTGTAAATCGTGACATTAAACCTGAAACAAAATTTTCAGAGTATTTTGCTATAATAGGTTTCACTGTTTGACATTCTTCAACTCCAGTATCAATTTGTTTAGTGCATACAGATATTGTTGTAGATAAAACACCTGAGACCAAATCTGTAGCCATTTGGTTGACGATTGTTTGGACGTTTACAGTTTTTTCAACGAATCCTCTTGGTGTTGTGACAAGACCAGTTATGAGTGGACCACTATAGTCAATCTGTTCAACTGTTTTTTCTTGAATGGGAATAGGTTTAATTAAATTACAAATTTCATTATTATTGGTTACAGTTGTCACACTATCAGGTAAATTATTCATAGATTGACAAATATCAATATCCATTGTTAGTTTTAAGTAAACACGCAAAGTAACAGAAATATCAACAAGAGCATTATGGAGTTGTCCGCCAACATCTTGATTAAATAAAAGCTTATGGACTTCCATTAATTTCTCATTTTTAAGTTTTTTAACGCCTTTAAGTTGAGCACATATGCCTTGAGATTCAGCCATAGTACAATAAGCAGTATCAGGCAATACTTGTGTAGTTTTTTTCTTATTTATTTTATCAACCATTGCGAATTTACTTAAAAAATCACTGTATTTTGCCGCTTCTTCGGGTCTTTCAGCGATAATTTTTGTAATTTGTCCTGTTATCATTTTTATGTCAAATTGAACATTATGTCCAACAAATTTACTTGCTTGATTACAATAAAATATGAATTCGTCAATGTGCTCTTTAATAGGTCGTTTGTTTAATGTCATTTCTTTGGTTATACCATGGACATCACTTGTAGATTTTGGAATTATACCATTGATTTTAACTATATCGCTACCTAAACTGGTAGCATATATAACGGATTGTGTGTTCGTATTGTATAAAATATAACTTAATTGAACAATTTCATTTTTTTCAGGACTAAAACCAGTAGTTTCAGTATCAAATACAATAATATTATTATTCATATAATATTATTATATTTTAAATTTTAAATTTTAATCGGCGTAAATTAAACAAATTTAAAAACAGCAACTCAACATTAAAACGCTGAATTTACATATGACTTAATCGCCACTCCATCTTTCTATCCGGGTTAATAGTAGTTCTCATATGACTCTCATATTGGTCAGGCGAGTCATAAAAAAGCGCAACATGCTCCTTGAGTCCATTCTCGCCGGTACACAGTGCGACAGAAAATAGGAAATCCTGGTCAGACGACCCAACCAAATAGTTGTATCTAGCGCCCGTCACTGCGTTGCGAATTCGCGTGCCAACTGAGCCGCTACCATAGAGGTCAATTGCGGCCTTCTTATAATAGGTTTTTCCGTCGTCCAAACGCATCGTCTTTTTCTCGTCGACAACCTTTCTATAAATACGATGAAAATGCTTGTCTAGTGGTAATGACCTTGTGGAATCCTTGTTATTAACATCGTCGTCGTTGGAGTAATCATTGTAGGGCATCTTATATTTTGCTATATACACATATAATAAATTGTCTTTAAACTATTTATTATAATATTTTATTCTAACTGCTATTTGCTTTTATAATGGTCCAACTCGGCAGTCAAGTCCTTAATCTTCTTTAATAATTCATTAATAAGACATACTTTGTCCTCGATTTGCTTCTCATAATTGGCAATACGTTGTTCCAAACTAGATCCATTCGTTAAGGTATTCGTTAAAGTATTCGTTAAAGTATTCGTATTCTGATATA